GATGTAAGAAGTATATTAAATTATACTTTGAAAGAAAAGCATGAAATTGATATAAATAATTTTGTTGATAAAACAATTAAAGATGATAAGTTAAAAGATAGTTTTAAAGAACATATGGAAGAAAAAGGTCTTGTTGAAGGATTTAGTATAGATAAAAAATGGGTTGATAAAAAGCTTAAAAAGAGAAATATAAAAACTGACAATGGCTTTGAAATAAAAGGTAACTTAACTGATTTTGAGGACCCAATGAAATATACAGTAAGACAAAATCAAAATGGGTCTATAGATATAGTTATAAGAATGTAACATTTTATGAGGAAAAGTAGGTACTCATGTGACTATTGGCTAGAGAAGGAGAAGTAAATAATAAGAGGATGTAAATTTAAACTAGTTAGGAGGAATAACTTATGAAGATTTTTTTATTGACTATACTGCTAATAATTATTTGTATATTAGCAAATTATGTGAAAAATCGCATATATAAAAAATCTATAAATAATCTAAAATATAAATATTCTGTAGGGGAAAAGATTATATATCATCAAATAAACTGTTACTATAACAGAATGGTTGGTTGTGAAATTTTAGAAAAATGTTATAGTACGAAATTTAGAAAAAGAAATACCCCGCTTTATAAAGTAAAAGCATATGTAGGTGATAACGATACAACATGGGTTATACCAGAGTGGAGAATTGAATGTCTTGCTACGACTTATGGAGAATTTCCTAAATATTAAATAATAAAAATTGGCTGGAGAAGGAGATTGTAAATTATGTTTAACATCTATAAAGTGAAAATAAAGACTAAAAGAACATTGGAGCAGGTAAGAAATCAAAGCGTAGACTTTGAGTATTCAGAAAAAGGATTAAAAAATACTCTGAAATACTATAACTTGATTGATGATTTAAAAGTAATAGTAGTTAAATTTGGAGATGAATATTGTCTAGCTAATTACAATGAAGAAGATAGAAAAATAATAATGGAAGCACATTATCTTTTAGAGCAGGATGAATATACTGGATGTTATATAAATGAATATGAACGATTTAAAAAAGATTGGGAAAATGGTAATTGTGATGGGGAAGCCTGTATGGTATTTTCAGATGATGAAATTGAGATAATTGAGAAGCTAAGGGAGGGTTAAATATGAATAAAAGAATTAAAATGAAAAAAAGATTAATTCATAAAAAGTGTGATGAAAGATGTGTCAACTATGACTTTGTAATTAGCAATAACCTTATAACTTGTAATGTGTGTAGGATGCAAATACAAAGAAAATATGGATAAAGTATGTGAAGAGAACTATAAGAAATTAAGAAGTAAATAGAATAAAATAGTCAAGGTAAGTTTGTGAATGAAACTAGAATGTTATAGGCTTGACTTATAAAAGGAGTGCGTTAAATGGCTAATATATATTGTGAAAATTATAATTGTAAAAACTACTTTGAAGATATGTGTATGCTTGAAAGAATTGAAATTAATAACTTCAAAGAATGCGAAAGCTATCTTGAAGGTAAAAATGAGCTATATGAATTAGAAAAGGATATACTATACATCCTAAAGATTTGAAAATGGTGAAAAGTAAAGATTATTCTGTTGAAGTTACTCATATTCCAACTGGTATTACAGTAAAATGCCGTTCTACAAATAGTATTTTAAAAAATAAAAATAAGTGTTTGGAAGCTCTAGAAGAAGAACTAACAAAAATAAACTCTCACTTAGAGCTAGAAGATTTACGCTAAATAGGAAGTGAGCTTATGAAACGAAGAAGATGCAGTTGGTGTGGTAAGTTATTTTATCTTGAAGAAAAATCTAAGGATGTTTATTGTTGTAAAGAATGTAGGAAGAAGGCTAAGAAGGTGAAAAAATGAAAGTTTTTCTTGTAATAGATGGAGAACCAGTTGGTAAAGAAAGACCTAGATTTAACTTGGCTACTAAAAGGACCTATACACCACAGAAAACTAAGGACTATGAAGAATTAATAAAATGGTTATATCAATCTAAAGTTAGACATTATTTTACTGGATACATAAAAATGACTTTAAGATGTTATTACTCTATAGCAAAAAGTAACAGTAAAAAGATTAAAGAGCAGAAAAGAAATAATGTGTTAAGACCCAATAAAAAACCAGATATTGATAATGTGGTCAAGATTATAGCTGATTCACTCAATGAGATAGCTTATAAAGATGATACGCAGATTGTTGAGGTTGTAGCTAGTAAATATTACAGTGATAAACCAAGAGTTGAGGTTATATTAGAAGATGTTATTTAACCAACGGAAAAATCCGTTCGTTAGATTAGGTACTCAGTTTTTCATAAAAATGTGAAAAAGCTGAATAGAGAATATATCAAATGGTAAAGGAGAGATAAATTATGAATGAAAATATAAATAAAGAAATAACAGTACTTGGAACTTTAGAAATCGAGGGAATGAAATTTCATAACATTGAGGGTGGATTTGGAGAACATAAGAAAGCAATGCTAGTAAAAGATATAGCTGAGATACATAATAGAGAATCTAGACAGATTAATGAGCTTATAAATAAGAATAGAAAAAGATTTAAAGATGGAAAAGATATATTAGATTTGTTAGGTGTCGGTTTGGACGATACCAAAATAAAAGAATTAGGATTTACTCAACAATCAATTAATTCTTATAGAGGGTTAAAAAACAAAGGGTTATTATCTGGGATTTATATATTATCTGAAAGAGGTTATGCAAAATTATTAAAAATATTAGAAGATGATATAGCTTGGGAATTATATGAGAAGTTAGTTGATGGATATTTCTCTATGAGAAAAGAACTAAATAATCCTCTTTTAAGTGCATCAAAGGAGTTACAAGCTATATTTATGCTAGATAAGAAACAAGAAGTCTTAGAAACTAAAATAGAGAATGTTAATGAGAAGTTAGAGAACTTTATGGATGATGCACCATTATTCAATATCGAGTGTGAGTGTATTGTTAAAGAGGTTAAGAGAGTAGCAACAAAATCACTTGGTGGACATGGAAGTAAGGCTTATAAAAATAAATCTTTAAGAGGTAAAGTTTATAGTGATATATACCATCAGATTAAACGAGAATTTGGAGTAGATAGTTATAAGGCTATAAAGCGTTGTCAATTAGATAAAGTATTAGAGATTGTAAATAGTTATAAGTTACCTATAGTGTTTGAAGAAGAAATAAGACTTTTGAATAGTCAATTATCAATTGTGAGTTAAGACAGGAATAGATTTTTCTCCTTTAAAGGGGAAAACCTGCAATAGTTAATTAAAAGAGAAAAGGAGTGCTTTCACACTCCACTTGTCAAAAATATAAAGCTTTTATCCAAGATTATTATAACATAAACAGGAGTGTGAAAGTATGGATAATAATATTAATAAAAAAGAACTATTTAAAAAAGTAGAAGGTAGACTACATCATTATAAATTTTTAAGTGCAGAAATTAAAAATCTTGAATTAGATATAGAAAGTAGAGAAAATGAAATATTTGGTTGTAAGGCTATCGGGTATGGTGAAAAAGTAAGTCCAACATATGCTTTTAATTCAACTGTTGAGAATGAGATTATAAAAAAAGAAAGAGATATTGCTAGATTAAAAAAACTGAAAAAAGATAAAGAAATAGAAAAGAAGAAAATAGAAAATGCACTTACATGCTTAGATATAAGAGAAGAACATTTTTTTAAACTGTTTTATAATAGCAGAATGAAAAATAGTATGGTTTATATATCCTTAGAAATGAACTCAGATAGGAAAACATGTAGATGTGTAAGGGAAAGATTAGTGTATAAAGTTATGGATATGCTTTATCCAAGAATTAAGGAAAATGAACTCCCATTATTTAAAAATTAGAAAATTCCCCAGTTTTTCCCCAGAAATTCCCACTTTATTCCCTACTTTCTCCCCGTTTTGATTAAAAAAGCATGAGATAATAGTATTGTGGAAATAAAGATTTCCCTCTCAAAACTTAATATTTGACTAGGGTTAAGGGATTGCCCTAGTCACTATGAACAGACTAGGCAGGGCATGAGGATGCTGTTAGTTCAATTCTAACTATGTTCAATCTTTAGTTTTTCTATTTCAATTAATCTACGGATACACTAAAAAATAGTATATGAATTGAGATTAAAATCTCATACAATTTTGTATCTTAATTCAAAGACTAAAAACCGAGTGGGGCTTGGTAACCTCACTCACCATGCAAGTACTGGTTTAATCTAGGTTCGATTCCTGGAACTTGCTCCCTTTAATAATATGTATCCCCCATTAAAAAGGCTTAGATTAACTTCTAGGTCTTTTTTAATACAAAAATTTATTAAAAATGCACGGCATGCACTATTCAGATATGCATGTCATGCATGTCTAAAGTCGAATATTTAATATTTTCGATGGCTCAAATTGAGGGGTCGAAAATAAAAACAGGAGGTAGTAGTATGTTGAAAATTTTACAAGAGAAAAATGTAAAAGTAATGTGGTCCAAAAATGGAGAAGAAGTTTGGTTTAATGCAAATGACGTAGGAGAGGAACTAGGCATAGTAAATATTCGTGATACATTAAGAAATATAGATAGAGAATATAAAAAGAAATTTAATGAGTCTACTGTCGGAGATTCCTACACTAGAAACTTTAAAGATAAATTGCCTAACTTCGGTACTACTTTTGTTACAGAAGAAGCTGTGTACAATATGTCATTTAGAAGTAATAAACCAGAAGCAAAGTTATTTACAAAATGGGTTACAAAAACACTTAAACAAATTAGAATACATGGTTATTATATTGCTACAGAAAAAGACCAGGAATGGCTGGATATAAGGACAGAAGGCAAAAAAGTAAGAAAAGATTTTACAGATGAAATACAAGAGTTTGTATATTATGCTACTAGTCAAGGTAGCAATAAACCTCAGATGTATTATAAACATTTTACTGAACTTGTAAGAAAAAAATTAGGTATTCCAAAAGGTGTGAAAAGAGATGAGTTAAATCAAAGCGAACTATTTGATATACAAGCACTTGAAAGAATTATATCTATGAAATTACCTAAGTTAATAGATAAAGATATGAATTATAAAGAGGTATATAAAAAGATTAAGGAATTAATAGAAATGATTTAAGGGACTGTCTTGATGGAGGGTCTTTTTTAATTCCCAAAACGACAAACAAACGAGGTGGTGATGTGCAAGATGTCAAAGAAAAGGTAAAACAAGATTACATAAAAGGTATGAAACAAAAGGAAATATCAGCAAAGTATGACATTAGTTTAAACACTTTAAAGTCATGGATAAAAAGATACAATTGGGCTAGTGAGAAAAAGAAGGGTGCACCTAAAAATAAAAGAGGTGCACCCATAGGTAATAAAAATGCCACTGGTCCTCCTGGAAATAAAAATGCTGAAAAGTTTGGTTTCTTCTCAAAAT